CGATGAGCATAGACAATGGCTCACCATTCTGCACCCATTCTGCAACCGAAGAACGAGTGCGTGCCAGCGTTGTTTCATCAATCCCCTCAATTAGCGTACCAACATGGTTCTGCGCCCAGGCTCGAGCATCCTCGTTGACCAGCGTCCAGTCCAGCCCGAGCCCGATTGACTCCAACTGCTCCACGGCCACAAACACACCGAGGTCAACGCTCTCCAGCAGGGCACGACGCAACCGATCATAAAGCGCTGTCTCTTCCTGGATTGCTGCGACCTGCGCTTCCAACTCCGCCTCGACACTGCCGATGAATTCCTCAGCCGACATGCGACGAGCAGCATCCAAAATCGCACGCTGTTGTTTGGTCAGCGCCGTTTGGATATCGTTTGCCGCCTGCCGCTCCAGGCGATCTCGTTTGCGAGGTTCCGGCACATCGAGCGGTCGCAGCTCGACATCTTCATCCGGCTCGTCCGGTTCTGTTGTCAATCCGACAGCTTTGTCACGGGTACTGCTCTGTGATGTCTGCCAGGTCTCCCCGGCTGACGTAAAAAAACCGTTGCCATCGGCAGCCTCCAGCAACGCAGTTTTTTCTGCAAGCGTCAGGATGTCGCTGGAAAACTGTTCGGGATCTGGATGTTTTCGCTTTTTTGCCCAGCGAAGAAACCGACGTGTCTCGGCGGTTTTGGCCATGTCGGGTTCTGGTTCTGGCGCCGGCTCTGGTGCTGGCTCTGGTGCTGGTGGTGCTGGGGCTGTTACCGCAGCAGAATCCAAATCCGCGTATTCGATGCCATATGGCAACGACACGCCCAGAATTTGAGCAGCGACGGATAGTTTGACGCCGGCCTGCACGTAATTGAGCAGACTATTTGAGCGACGCTCTTCGTCCGCCTGATAGATTGACATCTCTTCCGGTCGCAATTCGATGCGATATCCGGATGGACCCAGCAGTGATTCGTTGACAATCTCTGCGAGATAACTCAGCGATGGGATGATGGTCATGTCGTAAAACGACAATGCGTCCTGCTGGGCTGTAGCATAGTTGGCCGCATTTGACATCACAATTGAGTGCGGCACGCCAAGCGCAGTTGCAATGTCCTGCCTGCGCTCTTCGGACAAATCAGCCGTCGCCAAATTCTCCATGCCCTCGCCGACCACGACCGGTGTCACGCCAGCCCGCACGGCAGCGGTCTCCCATGCCGATTTTGAGCCAGAGAAAAATCGCTTCCACCACGCCTCCAACCGCTCCATCTCAGCCGGCATGGGATTGCCATCGACCGTCAGCAGAGTTGCCTTGATAGCGCCACGCTCGAAAAAGTTGCTGGCAAACTGGTCAATATTGTACAGCACTCCTGCAGATGACATCGCCGCCTGAGCCGGTGGACGCCCAGGTATCGTCTCGTGCAGCGGGTTGGGCAGTGGGAAATACACGTAGTCGGTCGGCTCAAATGACTGTGGCCGCCCTCGATCCAGTGTCCTCTTGAATCCGGTCAGGCCAGTTTGCTCGCTAAACTGGGGCACAACACTGCTCGGCGCATGCCAGCGTAGCGACAAAATTTTGGCACGGTTTCTCTCGATAAACCAGAACGCTTCGGGGGCCAAGCACAGTGCCGCTTCGGTCAGGCTGAGCAGTCGTTTGAAATTTTGCAGGTAGGCCAGTGTCGGCGGTGGGGACGGAACCGTTGACAACCAAACCTCGTTGTCGCCCTGCATGATTGCCCAGGGCACACGAGTGATTGCCGTTGCTCGGATATTGACGCATCGGTACAGGTACGCAACCGCCTGATAATAGTTGCCAGCCGCAGTTGTCGCCTGCCGGCTGTCCGCCATCTGCGCTGCACTCGGGGACAGCTGCGTCCAGGCCTGCTCTGGGTACTGGTCCAGGAAAAATGTCGATTTTCCGTTCATCACTACATGGCGCTGAGCCATACTACCTCCCACCGAACAAGAGCAGCGATTTGCTGCTGTGATTGACCCCATGCCATGCCAGAGCCAGAGACATTACGCAATCGTCGTGCAATCCGTCAGGTGCGCCATACGACATCAACCCAGAGGGCAAACGCTCCATCTCGTACGATTGCAGCTCGTTGATCAGCACATCGTCTGCAATGATGCTGATGGATTGCCTGGCAAATGCCAGCGCCAGATCGTCGATGACAAGCGTCTTGCTCGCGTTGCGCGTCTGGAATGGCACGACCGGCAGCCCCTGGCGTTGCATCTGCTCGATAAGCGGCTCCCCGATGCTGTTGGATTCTGCCACAATCGAAAATGGCTCGAACCGCTCGAACAGCCCGGTCAGCCGCCCGAGCTGAACCTGGTAATCGATCTGGTTGAACCGTTCCATGTGCACTAGTGCGCCGTCGGTCACATCCATCACGCAAATGACCGTAAAGTCATGCGACTTGCCCCAGTCGACCCCGAACACGTACTGGCGGCCAGCCTGCGCATTAGCCTGTGGACGAGCCGTAGCGCAAGCACGAACGTTGCTGAATACACCGCCGCCATCCTCGACAAATTCGGCGAGCCATTCTTGTCTGTAGGTGCGTTCCGATACTCGCTCCCGAGCCGCTTCTGCTGCCCGGCGAATGCTGGGCATGGGGTTTGCAGACGACGGTGCGGTCCACGATGCGATGTTGCGCTGGCCGGCCACGCCACGCTGGTATTCGCGCCAAAACCAGTTGCGTCCCCGAGGGGTGCTGATCAGCAGGATGCGCCCATCCCGATCGGCCACTGTCGGCAGCAGAACGTCCGTGTAGGTTTCCTCTCGCACTTGCGCCGCCTCGTCCACGATGACAATGTCAAACGCTTCGCCGCGCAACGCAACGTCGTTGTCTGCACTGTACACAGACAACCGCCCCCGGCTCGGGAATTCGATCACGCGTTCGGACCGATAGATCCGAACGCTCTTGCCGGCTGGCCCCACCATCGATTCGGCAAACCGCCAAGGGGCTCGGGAATTTTTGTACGTCGGCACCACCCATGCCACCGCCGCTCCATTGTCGGCACAGGCCAGCGAGTAGATGCCAGCCATATAAGTTTTGCCAAACCGGCGGCCAGCGCAGACGACCTTAGTCGTCGCCTGGCTCCTCAAGATCTGGTGCTGATCGTGGCGCAATGGAGGCAATGACGCTCTCATGGTCAAATATCCGTTCGATTCGTATTGGCTGGCCATTTGGCCCGCTCTGTTCGGTGCGTGTCGGGGCATAGAGCCCCAGATAACGAGCGCGAGTCTCTTTGATTTTCAGGATGCGGTCGACTATTGCCGGGTCGGTTGCATTCGGCCAGAGTCGGCTCTCAAGTTTGTCCAGAGATTCGAGTTCGATTTTTCGGACGGCGTCCGCCGGATCCTGTATTGTTTCGACCAAAGCCTGGCTTACCAGTTTCCAGGCGGCCTGACTGCTGACGCCCAGCGCTTGGCCGATCTCACGATAAGACGCCCGATTTTTTCTGAGCTCCAGGGCCTTGAGCTTTCGGTCGTGCGCTTTGACACGTTGCGTCTGGGATTTCATGCGTTGCTTGCATCGATAATAGATGGTATTTTGCCAGTGGCTGTATTCCATCTCTCCAGTGATACGGCCACATAACCTGGGGAAATTTCAACGGCACGACATCGCCGTCCCAGTTGCTCACATGCAATGAGGGTTGTGCCGGATCCAAGAAATGGCTCGTAAACGTCTCCTTTGTGATTGGAGATAGGTATCTTCATGCAGTCTAGCGGCTTTTGTGTGCTGTGTCCGCCATCGACATTTTTATCTAAAGAAATCTTCCATGTGGTTGATGCGTTTTTCGGGCCAATCCAATGAGCTTGACCTCCTTTGCGAACGCCATACCAACATGGTTCATGCTGATAAGTGTAATGCCCGCGGCTAATTGGGAAATGCGGCTTTACCCAAATAATTTGATTGCGAATCTGAAATTCTGCTTTTTGCAATGCCAATCCCGTGAGAATCGAGTGGTCACCCGGAGGTGACCACGCATAAATTACATCTCCAGGAAACAATGCATAGGCACTCGACCAATCAACGCGATCGTCATTTGTGACGATTCCTGTTCTTCTGGGAGAAAATGACAGAAATCCTGCTTCGGCGGCCTCGTTACGCCAATTGGCATCATAATTTACGCCATATGGCGGATCGGTTACCATCAACATGGGTTTTTCACCTTGAAGCACTTTACCCACAACCGCTGCGTCGGTGCAATCGCCGCAAATCAGACGATGCTCTCCCAGTTGCCACAATTGTCCGGGTTCGACTTGCCATTTTTGACGTAATTCTTCAGCCCGGTCGACTTGTGGCTCTGCGTCATTATTTGATTTATCGTTCGCTCCCAATTCAGCGAGCATGGTATCCAGCTCGTCTTTTTCGAACATAGATGACAAATCTATGCCAGCATCTATGTCTGCCAGCATCTGTGCAGGATCCCAGTCTAACGATAATTCGCCGACACGATTGTCGGCATATGCCAGCTCTCGTCCTGCAACGCTGTCAATATCCAGATCCATCCGCTGAACCGCAACGATTTGTTTTCCATCCGTAGGGACAACGATAACGTTTTCGATGCCGATTTTTCCTGCTGCTTCGACCGTTTTGTTGCCAGCGATGATTCGCCCATTTCGGTCAATCAGGATGCTCCGCCCTGCACCATATTTTTTCAGAGATGATTCCAGCGCCTTACGACCTCGTTTTGTACCCCGGTTCGCATTCGCACGATCTGGTATCAGGGAATTCAACGTTTTTTCTGTCATGTGTTGTCCGTTTCGATATGTCCTCTGAGTGATTCGACGTCTCTGTTGGTGGCGTATTCGATCCAGTCAGTTGCCCGGGCTCTCATCCGCAGACGAGCCTCTGCTGCCCAGGCGGCTTCGGCCTGCCACAGGGTATCCCTCGGCGCAACCACAGACGCAGCGAGATGGCAATGAGCCTCATACTCTTCGACGGCCACATCAATCCGTCGGTAGAGCTGGACTAGTTTATTGAGCGACCAAGTCATGGCCATTTGAGTAGCCCCAGACCCGACGCCAAAAAAATTCCAGCGCCGACAAACAGGCCGATGGCCGTCCCGGCAATCATCATCTCGGCCAGGTCGCCCGTTGCCAGTACGGCAACAAACATGCCAAGCATGGTGTAGCCGATTGTCCACTGGACAATAGACGAGCGCTGGCTGTTGAGCCGTTTCATTTCACCCTCTATCCGTTCGACACGCTGGCTGAGCCCTCGATACCCAAGGTCTGGATCGCCACCGATGATTGTCTCCAGCTTTCTGACGGCCGCATCGAGCCGCTCGAT